CCGAAGATTGGACGAAGTTCGGAAAGACAAGCCTGACGCTGGAGGACTTATAATTGCAAAGGACATCGCGCACGCTGAGAGGCTGAGGAATATAATGCAATCAATCACCGGTGAGCATGTGGGGCTAGCTGTCTCCGACGAAGAAAAGACAACCGCTGACATTTCAGAATACAGCGAAGGAACAGAGAAGTGGCTCGTATCAGTTCGACAGGTTAGCGAAGGGACAGACATTCCAAGGCTAATGATTTTGGTTTATCTAACCAACATTTGCACAGAGCTTTTCTTCAAGCAGGCCGTGGGAAGAATTGTTCGTAATCAGGGTGAGGATTTCGATTCGCAATCTTTTTGTTTTATACCGAGTCACCCGCTGCTTGCCCATTACGCCAAGAATATCAACACAGCCGAAGGCCAAGGAGTTGATTTTGATCCGCATGAATTGACAGATCGAGAGAAATCTGAAGACGAAAAGAAAGAGCAGCGCAATCCATCATCTATTGACAGCGATAGTCCGGTTCACGAAGGAACAATCATTGATGGCGATATCTTCCCACCAGACGAGGCAAGGCACATAGAAATCATTGCAAGTTCGCTTAAGATCACCGTTTATCAATACATGGCTGCGGTAAAATCAGATCGAAGCAGGCGAGCATCGTTTGCAATTCCAGTAGCTCCAATAATGAAGGCCAGAACAAAGCCGATGGCCGACAAACTTGCCGAGCAAAAGTCTAAGGCGGCTAGACTTGTTGCGGCTGTGGCCAACAAAACAAACGAAGAGTATTCATTCATCAGAAACCGTGCAAACGAACGCGCAGTAAGTAAGAACGAAAAAGGAACTCTGGAATACTACAACGCAGTCGTTTCCGAGCTAGCAACCATGCTTAAAAATGGAAGAGCACGATAATCTTCCACCAGAGGGGCGATTGCTTAGAAATTCAATGCTCTGCCAATCTCTCGACAAGTCACTAAGGCAAGGAGAAATGGGCATTGGCTCGACGTGTGATTTCATCAAAGCCGTCATCCGAGAGAAGTCATGGGAGAAGCGCACGATCCGCACTGGCGAACTCATCACGCTTTCCAGCCTGCGCGAACTCATCACCAAGCCGCCGCTTGAAGGCTACGGGGAGAAGATTGAGGACGTGGAGCGGATGATTGCCAATGATCCCGAGGCGCTGGCGGACTTCCGCGAGGCGATGAAGGGCGAACCCGGCAGACCAAAGGCGGGAACAATACGTTGTGAATCACAACCTATTAGCAAGGGGACTGGAAACAAAGCCTACACCCTCTCCCGCCTAAAGCGCGAGACGCCGGAACTATTCGCCTCCGTGGTGCGCGGTGAGTTAAGCGCCAACGCAGCCGCCGTAAAAGCAGGCTGGCGCAAGGTCAAGACGCCGCTGGAGCGCCTATTTGCTGAATGGAAAAAAGCTAGCCAAGAGGAGCGGGCTGAGTTTCTAAAATCCATCAAAGCATAGCAACCCCACAAGGGCGGCACTGGAAACGGTGCCGCCCTTAGCTTTGCTCATTCAAATCACACACGTTGACAATCTGACAGCATAAGGTAAAAGCAGAGCAATGGCACTTGCTCCGCTTACAATTTTCCCGCAGTCGATAACCAGCGGCGACACTACGCGACTCCTGCTCGGCTTCCCGCTTTGTCCTGCGACTACGTTCACGGCTGTCCTTGTGCTGAACCGCGCCGGCGTGGCTCCTGTCACCTCGACCGGCACCGCTAGCGGCAGCTCCTTTGCCTTCGTTATCACGGCCACACAGTCCGCTGCGATGATCGCAGGACAGTGGACATACGCGGCACGCTGCACCGAGATCGCCAGCGGCGACGTGACCAGCGGAGCGGATGGCGACTTTACGGTGCTGGCCAACTACGCCACCACGATCACCGCAAGCACGACACAGCTCCAGCTCGACGCGGCGAACACGGCGCTGCTGACGTTGTTGGCGAATCCCGAGGTGTCGGTCTCGTTCAATGGTCAGAGCTTTACTAAGGAGAATCAGTCGATGCTCCTGTCCACAATCCGCAACCTGGAGGCCAAGCTCGCTTCCGAGAAAGCCATCGCCGCCGGCCTGCGCGGAGACGCTCCCACCCGTAGCATCAGGCCGTATTTCACATGAGCAAAAAGACCGCAAAACTAAACGGTGCGCGCAACGGTCATTCTGTCCAAGTCGTGGACGAGCCGATCCGACAGCCTCGCGCATATACGCAGCTAATCGAGCAGCTCAAGAAAATCTCGCCTGACTGGCGACCGAATCGCATCGGTGTCGATGCTGAACTGTATCGCAATCACTGGGAGCTGCGGGCTTTCTCGCGCAACCTGTGGCGCGAGAATCCTTTCATAATGGGCTACGGGCAGGAGCTAGCGGCGAACGTCATCGGGCCGACTGGATACACCCTGCGGATGATGATCAAAGAGACTGAGGATCGCATCATCTACAGCGAGGAAGAAAAGGACGCGCTGCAACGCGCAGAAGCCAGGCGCAACGATGTGTTGCGCTTCACCGCCAACAAGTCAGGCGCGAAGTTTAAGGCCGAGAAACTGCTCCACACAATCAAAGGCAAGTCCTCGGTGAAAGTCGGCCAGCTTGACACTTTCGCAAACCAGCTAATCGAAAAGAAGTGGGCCGAGTGGCAGTTGCGGGAAAACTGCACGGTGACCGGGAGGATAAACTACAACGAATCCCGGCAGCTTCGCTTGAAGTCTTGCGCTAGGGATGGTGATCACTTCATCCGACTAATCCGCGACTCACGCTATGAGCCGTTCGGCTTTAAGATCCAGCACATCAACGCGGAGTGGTGCAATTACTACCTCAACGGGCTGAACGAGAAGAATCAAAACCCGATCCGCTACGGCATCGAATACGACGAGAGCTATGCTGCTCCGGTGCCTGTCGCCTACTGGTTCACGAAGGCAACGAGCGGACAGTGGGCCACGATGTCGCCTGTCAATTTCACGACTAACAGCACAGAAAACTCAATCCGTATCCCTGCTGAGGACATCATTCACTACGCGAAATTTGATGATGACGCAGACGTAACGCGGCCTGTGCCTTGGGCGACTCCGGTTATGTCGAGCGTGCGACAGCTCGACAAAGCGATGGAAGCCGTAGTCGTAGCCATGCGCGTCGGCGCTTGCAGCAATGTCTTTTTCGAGACTGACCTCATCGGGCCAGATGGCAACACCGCGGCAGGCGCAGACCCTGAGATCATGAAGGGACTGTCGATGGAAATGAATCCCGGCGGCGCTCATGGTCTGCCTCCCGGCGTTCGCGCAAAGGAGTTCAACCCTAACCAGCCAAACCCCAACACCGGACACGTTCGCAACGAGATACTGCGGAGCATTTGCGCTGGCTTGCCGGGCGCGCAGTTCTCGACCATCGGCCAGAATTACGCAGAGATCAATTTCTCGGCCGGCAGACTTGAGCGGCTGACCATCACCGCGCAGTGGACAGTCCTGCAAGAGTTCGACATCGCGCTTGCAGAACGTCGCATCTTTAGCGAGTGGCTGAAAATGGCGCTGCTGATGAAGGCTGTTCCTCTGCCTGTCGAAAAGCATTTCAAGTTTAACGCGCCGAAATTCACGGGCAAGCGGTGGCCAGGTGTCGATCCGATCAAGGACGCAAACGCCAAGGCGCTCGACCTCGCTAACAAATTCACATCGCCGCAACGCATCCACGACGAGCAAGGCACCGACCTAGAACAGACCTGCATCGAGATCCAAGAGGCGTCGATGATCTACGAGCAATACGGGATCGAGTCCGACACCACCAAAGGGCCGATTGATGCCGAGGTTGAAACAGAGGCCGAGCCACCAACGAAGCTCGCTAACCCGAACGCATGACCCCTCCCGACTACATCATCAACGCAGCGAAGCGTGGCCTTGAGCTGCTCGCCGAGGGCTTCGGTGGCGACGGACTCACCGAAGGCACGAAGGACGCTGCACGACGCATGGCCGGCGGTGAGGTAAGCGATGACAAGATCGTCAAGGCAAACGCATGGGGAGCGCGTCACGCAGTGGATCTCGACGCAGGCAAAAATAGCAACCCAGACGACAAGGAATGGCCGGGCGCCGGCGCAGTCGCGCATTACCTCTGGGGAATCAACCCACTCGATCCATCACCTGCTCGGGAATGGTTTGAGCGACAAGCAGAAAAAATTCAAAACCCAACCAACTCAATGAAAAACTGGTTTACCATCACCAACAAAT